GGTCGGGGTCGTGGTCGGGGTCGTGGTCGCTATGAATAGACAAGCATTCTGCGATTCAATGGCATGTGTTAAAGACGTACACAATTATAATTGGACAAACCGAGTTTTAAAAAATGTATCTGTTGGCACAATTGATTGCCCAGACTGTCGAGCGATTTTATTTTGGAAGCCTATTAAAAGAAATTTAACACTAGCAGAAAAAAAGAAAGAGAAAAAACGTATGCAATCAGATATGAAAAGAGATTTTTTATGAGAATATATTGGAGCGAAAGATTTCTTGATTATTTTTTTGAGTCAGAAGATCGGCCTTTTTATTATTTTTGTTGCGTGTATGATCTGAATTTAAATGAGTGCGGATGGTCACCACTGAATATCGACGATAATTTGGAATATATTTGCGATGTGAAAAATGACTAATAAATACTTCGTTTTAATTTTCTGCACATTCACACTTTTATATTTTGCGACAGTCATTGCAATGCGGATTGAAACGGACGAACAAATTAAAAACATTACAGAGAATTGCGTGGTGATTAAATGAACCTAAAAGATAAGTTAAAAGAGTTGAAACACAAAGACGTTTATCAGGGGCTTGACCACGACGAATTTTTTTCAATCATTGATGCGCTTGAAATTGCTGTGAGTGCGTTGGAGTTTCCTAGACATAAATACGGCTGCGATGTTGAGGACAATATAAATGACAATGCAATCGAACAAATAAAAATTAAGTTGGGGTGTGTATGATTAAAAAAAAAGAACAATTTGATGACAATCTAATTAAAATAAAAGCCGTTGTTGATTATTGTTACAATCATTTAGACAAAATGTGGGCAGCAAGAGTTGTTGCAATTTTAATGGGCTGTGACTTTCGTGATTCAAAAAACCATGCAGATGTATTTTTTGAAAAGATGGAGGAGTTAGGCCTATGATTAACTTCGCAGAACTAAAATTGAAGCTGTGTGAATTTGATGAAAATTATATTTTTAAATTTTCACATCAAGAAAACAAAGGAACATGGACTTGGCAGATGATTCTTGACGGAGCTATCCAGCAACACACCAAGGACGCCAAGATAATTTCAGAACTTTTGGAAATAATAAAAACTCAAAATAATTGCATAACCGATATTGATTCATGGCTCAAAAGGATGTCTGATTTATATTGGGAAAATCCAAACTATGCTTCTAGATTTAAAGAGTCTGTTAAAAACAATTATAATATTTTATCCGAAACAGAACAAAAATTAAAACAGTTAAGCGGTGGCAAGTGAAAGAGTGGGAAAAAGACTTTAGCAAGATTGAGCCTGAAAAAATGATTACTTTAAAATGCGATGATTGGATAGGCGAGTATTTTGTTATTGGAAAGATGAAGCTGGTCACAAAGAGCAGAGTGGACGTATGAAAATTAAAACAGTTAATAAAAGGGGAATGAGATGAGTAAATACTTTAAAAGATTTAATGACATGACTTGGCCTTTGGTTAACGAGCATACTCAAATGCTTTCAAATAATTTAAGATATCATCCAGAACTTTTGACAAAATCAGAACAGCTTGTGCTCTGTACTATTGTCGATTCATATTTTCAACTTGTTCAATGCTCGCATAGAAAAAGAAATAAAGTTTGCAAAGAAGTTTCTGTAGGTGATTTATGACCACCACAAAACAACGGCTGGAAAGTAAGATTGAGAAAACGTGCAACGAATATGTCGAACAAAGATTTATGGACTCGTGCGACGATGGAGACCGTATGATTGCTAGAATTGCATCAAAGTATTCTGCTAATGAAATATTAGCTCCGCTGCTTTTAGAAATGGTTGAAAGTATGCAATCGATAAAAAACAACACAGAAGACATTAACTTAAAATACGTAGTAGATATAAGTTTAAAAAAATTCGATGAGTTTTTAAATTGAACACCGAAAATCAAGAAGTAAAATATTTTGAGATGTACTATAAAAATCAAGAATTTTGCATCGTAGAAGTCACGAGAACCTTTATTGGTCATTGTGGATTTATTTTTTAAGATATAGAATTAATGTTTATACAAAATATACAGGAGAGTGAAATATGAAACCAGCAAGCGAAGAACAAAAACCAACACTATATACAGCAAGATGGACCGCAAATAAAATCAAATCTATCAGCACAGATGAAAAAGTCGACCGCCTAGCCGATGATTTAATTCAAATGATTAGCGATCTTTTAGCAGAGCCAGTTCCGGACGAGGCAAAACCGCAACAGCCAGACAGACCTAACATAGAGCCTACCGATCCAGTTTTTAAGGTTGTAAAGGGTAAAAAATTTACTAGCCGTGGAAAGTATAGCACGAAAAGCGGAATGTTTTCTGGTCTTACGATTCACTATACCGTAAGCGGCAATGCACCAACAGGAGTTGTTGGCTGGCTAGCAGATCAGGGCTATGGCTGCATGGTTATGGATTATGACGGTGTGATTTGGATACCAGAGGGGTTTGATGTTTTACAACATTGGGGCCATCATAGTGGCGTTTCAAAGTGGAATGGTAGATCAAGTGTTAGTGATGTTTTCGCAGGAATGGAGATTTGCTGTTGGGGTTTAAGTTCCAAAGTTGGACCATTTCGCACAGTAACTACAAAAGAGGGCTATGTCGTTGCTGGCAAATATCAAGCCTACACAGAAGCTCAAGAAAAATCCTTAATTAATTTTTGCATGTGGGCAAAAAAGCACAATCCAGAATTTAGCTTGGACAATGTTGTGGGACACGACGAATTGCGGAAAGAAGCTGGAAAGCTTGGAGACAAACAAGATCCGGGCGGCTCGCTGTCAATGCCTATGACTAAATTTCGTGAGTTATTAAAAAAAGAATATGTACAATTAACAAAATGGAAACTATGAATAATAAAATCATGAATCAAATTGTAAAAGCAGCGGCACTAAAACAAAACGACAAGCTCAAATTAAATGCTGGACAATGGCGTGAAGCAATTAGTATTATTTTTGAGACCTTACACGGTCTAGATTTAAGTGTGATAAAAAGCACTGGAAAGGATACCATGAAAAAAACATCTGCAAAAAAAGCAACTAAAAAAGTTGTTCCAAAAAAAAAGTAATTATTCAGGCCATTAACCTGCGATTGAATAGGAATCGTTTTATTTTTGTAAACATGAAAGAAGACTTAATTTTGTGAAAATTATAAAGATGAAATCAAGCCTTTCAACTTTTGTAGATTTTTGGCCAGTAATAACTTCGATTATTGTCATAACATTTATGGCCGGATCAATTATCAACACGCAACAAGCTCATGCTGGCAAAATTGAAAAGCTTGAGTCGATCCGCGAAGACATAAATCAAATTAAAATAAAAATCGAGCGCATAGACACGACGCTTGAGCAATTAAACAAAAACAAAGGACGTTAAAATGCTTGAAGGAAACGAATTAGAACAAAAAATCGGTGACGTTGGATTGGTTACTGTTGACGTAAATCCAGAGTTGAAATTAAAGGTTTCTGCAGTAATTGAAATTGATTTGCTGGCTGAAATTAAAAAATTAACAGCAAAAACGCCTACAGAGTACGACGACATGGGTGTTGCTTGGATTGAAAAACTTTTAAAAGCAGGATCGGTTTTAGGAGCTTAATTTGAAAACAAGCTGGACTAAGGTCGCTGGCCTATTAAATTTAGCGTTTAACGAATACATTAAAAAGTATTTGGTCCAGTTTATTTTAAAAACTATCGGAGTCTCTGGGGGGCTTTGGACTACGGTAGTTTCTTTTGTTCTTACGAAATTTTATAAATACGCAAAAAAAGAGGCCGAATCAGCCGCCGCAATTAAGGATCAAGAAATCATCGATCGAAAACTAAAAGAAAAACACGACCAACAATTAAAAACTGACACGCCAGAATCTGATTTAATTCAGATAGAACAAGACATCCTTAATGGGGGCCGCAAACCATGAGACTCGACACGTTGCTTATTATTTTAACATTGCCAGTCGTCGCAGGCTGCGCAAATTATCAGATTGAAAAAAACACGCCTATATTCTTAGACACAAAAAAGGGTTACGGTCGCATCTATTCTGCCGAAAAGATTAAGCCAGAGCAATGCGGAGCGCCTGATTATATTTTTAAATACACAAATAAAAACATCCCGATCGATCAAATGAACGGATATGTATGTCTTTCGGCTGATCAGGTTCAGTATAATCTTAGATACTACAATGACTTCTTAAAGCGCAAAGCTAATTGTCAGTAAATGTCAGAAGTTTTGTTTTACGCTGAGTTTATAGTCCCAAATCATAGTTCTAAAAAAAATGGCAAACAGATTTCTTTTAATAAGAAAACAGGCAGAAACTTTATTCGTTCAAACGATAAAGTTTTAAACGCTCAATCTGTCATCTTGAATAAACTAAATAAATTAAAAGCAGACACAAGTTTTAAAACAATTACAGACGATGTTATTGCTGAATTTGTTTTTTGGTTCCCTGAAAATGTATTTTATACTAAAAAAGGACTTCGATCAAAGACCCTCAATGACCTTTCCAATTTGTATGAGCAAGCCCAGGACTGCCTACAGCGGGCCGGAATAATAGAAAACGATACTCAGATAGTAAATCATGGAAACAGCCACAGGCGGCCTACTAAGGGCGATCAATTCTGGCTTGAAATTAAGCTTATAAAACCAACAGAATGTTACTTTGCTAAGTTGATTTCTTAGTAATCAGTTCACGAATTCCAGCAAGCGTCTTTTCTAAAGCGTCCGAACACATTTTAGTTGTGTCAATTCCATGCTCACGAGCCTTCACGTATGTGTCAGCTGCTGATTCAGTAATTGCAAACGTCTTTTTAATTTTAAGCTTCGTATCTTTTAGTCTAGGCACTGAATTTATGTTCATGACAGAAATTGAATCAAAAAATAAATCTTTGATCAAGTAATTAAAAGTAAACTATTGCAATATTTTAATTACTACCACCCATTAGATTTATACGTCCAAATAAGGCAATGGGGTTTCAACAAAGCTTGCTTGCAACAAAAGATGAAAACGACAACGCGCTCAAATTACACAATGAGCAGATGACTTTCCTTCCCGTATCAAACTTGCAAGAACGCTTTGAAGGAACTCCAGAGCTTTCAGACTTAGAGCTTGAGATATTAAACCACACAATCACAGGAGTTGAAATCAAAGGGTTGGGATCTGAAATATTTAGAACCATTGCCTGCGTGAAATGGCGATTGTCGCACATATATTGGAAGTTTAACGTGAAAAACAGGCTACAATTGATAAACAAAGCATCAAAAGGCGGCCTTCATTTCGTAACTCAAAGAGGCATACCGCAATCGTTTTCATTAAATGTGGATATGTTGGCTCACATGAAGAAAGAAAAATAATGCAGTTAATATTCCTAACGCAAGGTGAGAAAAAAGTCCTAGATTTAATCATGATTGGACAATCTGAGCGTCAAATTGCAAAGAATATAAACATGAGTCATGGCTGCGTAAAAGATCGCAAGCGCAGGATCTTTTTAAAATACGAAGTCAATTCGGTCCCAGAATTAATTATTAAACGAGCAGAATATATTAAAAAACATACGGAGTTGCCAGTTGGAGCCTAAAGTAGAAAAAAGTAGCATTTTAAAGTCTAGTCGAAATGGCGGCAGACAAAAGGGCACTCCAAACAAGAAAACAGAAAACTACCTTGAAGTTTTAGGCAATCATAATATCGAACCTGCAGACCTGCTTTGTTACGTTTATAATGGCGATTACAAAGCATTAAAACTACCAGAGAAAACATTCAGAGTTGGTTTTGGTGGTCAAGAGTTTGAGGAGTATACAATTTCTCTTGAAATGCGAATTGATGCTGCAAAAAACTTAATGAGTTATAAATATCCAAAACGAAAAGCAATTGAGCACACAGTCGAGAAAGGCTCAACAGGTATAATTTTATCATACTCGGAGGAGTCACTTAAAAAGGCTGCTGCATCTGATGAAAAAAAATGATGAGCTGATTTTCATTTATAAACAGATGAGCGCAGAGCAATTGCAGAATGAAGTCGATTCACTATTTGATATGTGCTTTGCATTGCTGGAGTCACAAGAATGCGATAGCATTGAAAACTTCACAAGCCCAAATGTTAAGCTCACAATTTCTTGCGAATTAATAAAGGATCAAAATGGAAAATACTATTGTTGAAACATGGAAAGACATTAAAAGTTATGAAGGATTTTATCAGGCTTCAAACCTTGGCAGGATAAAAAGCGTAAGATCAGAAAAAATAATGAGCGTTAAAAAGCATTCAAGAGATTATCCACAGATTAATTTTCATGTAAATGGCGTTCGTAAACTTTTATATGTACACAGAATTATAGCAGAAACATTCTTAGAAAATAGTGAAAAATTAAAAACTGTTGATCACATAGATGAAAACAAAAAAAACAATTCAGCAATTAATCTAAAATGGTGTTCACAAAACGAAAACATGATTATTTTTCATTCCAGAAGACTTGAAAAGAAAAGAATGCAAAAAAACATGAAGCTTACAGAAAAAGATGTTAATCATATTAGGATAGAAAGCTTCTTGTTTAAAGCAAAAACACTAGCCAAAGGGTATGGGGTTTCTCGGTCTTGTATAGATAAAATTATTGCACATGATGTTTGGAAAGCCATTTGATAGACAGATCAACGCCGATATTCTCAGAATTTAACCCGACAATAATTCCGTTTCAGGCTGCAGTAATAAATGCAATAGATTTTGAGCTGGACTTTAGCCTTGGAACACATGAAGTTTTATTAAGCGGAAGCGTTGGCTCAAGTAAAACGATTCTTGCATCGCACATCATAGTTAAACACGCCCTGAAATATGCTAATGCAAGAATAGGCATTGGAAGAAAAAGTTTAGTCGATTTAAAGGCTACGATATTTAGGGCAATATGTGAACACTTATACGATGAAAAAGTAAAAGGGTATGTCGTTAAGACGTTAGATAACACAGCACAGATTCACTTTACAAATGGCTCGGTCATCGAAGCAATATCGTGGTCAGATAAAAAATTTCAAAAGTTTAGATCAAGGGTCTACAGCCTTTTTGTTTTTGAGGAGGCCGTAGAAAACGAAGGCGACTATGCTCAAGTCTTTGTTGAGTGCAGACAAAGGCTGGGTCGCGTGCCTCACATACCAGAGTCATTATTGATATATTGCACAAACCCATCTGATCCTACTCATCCCCTTTATAAGTATTTCTTTGAAGAAAATTCGCCCACACGCCACGTTTTCAGATCATTGACTGAGCAAAATCCTTTTTTGCCAAAAACATACATTGAACAATTAAAAAGAGACTTGCCGCCCAAAGAAGCCAGAAGACAGATTTATGGCGAATGGGTTTCTATTGATCGAGAGAGATTGTATTATGCCTACGACACAGAAGTTAATTTTAAAAAAGAAGACTATGTTATTAACCCTCATCTACCTGTCAGCATTAGTTTTGATTTTAATATAGGCCATGGGAAGCCTATGTCTGCAATTCTTTCGCAGTACGACAGAACAAAAGACACGTTTCATTTCTTTGATGAGGCGGTGATTCACGGATCACGAACAGAAGATATTCTTGAAGAATTTGCAGCACGTGGAATATTTGATATGCCCTATTTGTTTGAGATTCACGGCGATGCAACAGGCGGGTCACGTACTACAAATTCTAAATGGTCAAATTACGATCTCATTGATCAGTTCTTAAAACTATACAAATCAAAGACAAACCCTCAACTTAAGGTGAATCACAGACTATTAATTCCGTCGAGCAATCCACCAATCAGAGAACGTCATAATATTTTAAATGCGTACTGTAAAAATGCTAGGGGCGATGTGCGTTTTTTTGTTTATAAGAAATGTAAGTTTGCGCATGAAGGAATGAAATTAACATCGCTTAAAAAAGGTGCGGATTACATTGAAGACGATAGCAAAGAATATCAGCACGTCACAACTTCAATCGGCTACAGAGTTGTTTACACTTCACAAAATAAAGTAATTATAAAAGGCGGTAACTTTTGAATCCAGATCTACAAAATATATTGGTCAGAAAACAAATTATTGATGACATTAAATCACACGAAAACGTAAAACGAAAAGCTGAATCGTTAAAGTCGTACGAAATTTATAACGATAATGCAAAGCCATATGTTTATGAAAAACTATGTCATCAACTATCACAAGCCACAGCAAACAAAATGCCTGTTGTGTCAAACTTAAATGTTGCAAAGGCTGTTGTTAATAAAGAAGCACAGATTTATACTGATGAGCCAGTCAGGACTTACGAAGATATTTCTGCTGCTGATGAATTAGTTTTAAAAGAAGCGTATCAAGACTTTGGTTTTAATACAATTTTAGCCAAATCAAATCGCTACTACAAACTACGCAATCAAACATTTTTGCAGGTAGTACCTAAATACGGCAAATTAAAGCTTAGAGTTTTACACGCTCATAATTTAGATATTATTCCAGACGCAGATGATCCAGAGATCGCATTTGCATATATCGTTTCAAGTTTTGACAAGACGACTTATTTGCAGGCAGGCCAAGACAACGTAAATCAAAAAACAGCAGACACAGATGATTATAAAAAAATGTCTGAGCGTTATCAGGTCACAACAAAAGAAATTACATTCACAATGAACGGCAAAGGTGATCTTGTTGATGAGTTGATTGCAAATCCAATTCAAACAATTCCATTTATTGATGTCTCAAAAGACAAGGACTTCGAATTTTTCATTCGCATTGGCCAAGCCTTAACAGATTTCACAGTCGATTTTAATGTGGCATGGTCGGATCTTCTAAATGTTTCAAGATTACAAGGATATTCAATCGGCGTAATTTCGGGTGATCCAGAATTAAAACCAGAATCATTAGACATTTCTGCAAACAATATTATTTTCTTGCCATTGAATCCGAGCAATCCAAATTCGAAATTAGAGTTTGATTTTAAATCGCCAACTCCAAATATTGAGGCTACGCTAAAGGCTATTGATTCACTGGTTACAACATTTTTAAGCACAAGGGGTGTTGATTCAAAATCAGTTTCAAGCTCATCACAAGGACAGAACTATTCATCTGCCCTTGAAAGATTGATGGCCATGCTTGATCAGTTTCGCGCATCGAAAGAAGACTTTGATCTGTATAAAACGGTTGAATACCAATTGCACGAAATTACTACAAAGTATTTGTCATTGCTTTCAAGCACTAAATTTCTTGATCCGAAATATAATGTTTCACTAGGCGTAGTAAATTCAAAATTAAACATCCAATTTGCAAAGCCTGAAATTATTGAAACAAAATCCGAGTCGCTGGATAATGCAAAAAAGAAAATTGAGCTTGGAATATCTGATAAAGTAAATGCTTTGATAGAGGTCGAAGGCTTAAACGAAAATCTTGCTTTAGAAAAAATCGAAGCTATTGAAAATAGAAAAATAGAATTAATTACAAAGACTATGCAATCTGGTCAGGATGCATCTAAAACAGCACTAAATGGTTCGCAGGTGACCTCACTTGTTGAGATCGTGTCAAAGGTTGCAGCAGGATTATTGCCATTCGATGCGGCTCAATCAATGATCACAGCGGCATTTAATGTAACAGATGAACAGGCTCTTGAAATACTTGGTCAGGCTGGAAAGTCTTTTAAGATTGATCCGGCGCAGATCGAGAGTAAGCCAAAATTTTAAGTGGCATTACAGAAAAAAACACTTAAACAATCCGAGGTTTCAACAGAAATAAACCTAGAAAAAATACTGGGTAAGCTTTCACAGAATGAAGACGTGAGGGCTGTTTTCTTTGAGTCTGCATTAGAAAAAATGCAGCAAAGACTAGATGAGGGCCGTGGCGTTGACGGATCATTAGGCACATATTCTGAGTCATATAAAGATTCGCTTGCGTTTAAGGTCTTCGGCAAATCAAACCCTGTAAATATGCAGCTCACAGGTGATATGCTGACAGCAGTTAATGAGCTTGATTCATCACAAGGCAAAATTAAAATCGGCATCACAGATGAGTTTGAGGCTGCAAAGGCATACGGTCACATTACAGGGATGAAGGGTCATCCGACATTGGCCGGAAAGGTTCCTAAGCGTAATTGGTTTGGCTGGTCTGATAAAGAGCTTACACAAATTGCAAATGCAATAAAACCAGAGGTCAGCAAACGGAACACAATTTCAGATGTTGCGGCTTTAAAAATATTGGAGCGTTTGCTTGGCTAAAAAAACAGCGGTTTCAATTAAAGGCGTTGGACAAGCTCAAAAGGCGGCTCTTGATTTTTTAAGAAATCAATCTACTGACAAAAGAATATTTAATCAGATCGGATCTGAACTGGCTTTACAAATTCAGCGCAGAACCACAGCCAAGCTTGATGAGTACAAACAAAAACCCATTACAGAATCAACAATAATCAGTCGAGAGATTTTGTCAGAAGTAAACAATCTCAACGAATTTTCACAGCCTAAAAGGTCAAACTTAACATTGAGTGGTCAATTATTAGGAGCAATCAGAAATAAATTTGACTCAGCATCGGCCACAATAATTATATTTTTAAATAATTCTAGAAATAAATTACAGCCGCCAACAAAAGAATCGATCAACAAAGTCGCAGCTTCTAAGTCAAAATCAAAGCGTGGTGGTTATTATGCAATCGGTAACTTAATTTTAAACAATCCACAGAAAAACAAGACCAATAATCAGATCAAAAGCGACCTCGAAAATCAAGGCCGAAAATTCCTGTTTATGTCTGCAAAGCTTAAGCTTCAACTTGAGAAGAACATTACATCACAATTGCGTAAGCAGCTAACACTTTTTAACAAAATAAAGCGAAAATTATCCCTGTAACAAGGGGTACAAATGTCTGAAAATAGTTCCAGTGGAACAAATGATCAAGCCAGCGGCTCGGATCAAGGTGTCAAATCTGTAAGTTATGAGAGTCATCAAAAGCTCTTAAGCGAAACAAAAAAAGAGCGTGAAGAAAAAAGATTACTACAAACGAAACTTGATGACTACGAGCAGGCTAAACTTGAGGCCGAGGGCAAATTAAAAGAAGCTCTTGATAATCAAAAAAAGCTTACTGAGAAGTTCAAGACTGACAATGTAGAAATCATCAAGCGAGTTGGATCTAAGGCTGCAAAAAGTCAATTTGCCAGAGAAGCTGAAAAGCTTGGATGCATTGATGTAGAGGCTGCATTCCAATTAACTGATTTTTCTGATTTAGAAATGGATGCTGAATTTGAATACGATCAAAAAAAACTGATCGAAAAAATTCAAGAGCAAACAAAATCTAAAGCGTACTTTTACAAAAAAGATTTTACACTTGCAAAAGACTTAATCCCTTCAAATGGATCTGGATCTGAAAAATCAACAGATAAAATGACCATTGATGAACTCAAAGAAAAATACAAACAACTAATTAAATAACATAACAAAGGAAAAGAAATGCCAATTACATCAAACACAGAATTATTAGCAACAAAACAGGCTTTAGTCGCAAGCGTTGTTCAAAGAGAATTAAACTTCTCAGCAAAACTTTTAAACACGACAACAGACGTTTCTGTATATGCAAAAAAAGGTGCAAAGTCTGTAGACTTTCCTAAGTCTGGCGGCTTTACTGTTCAGAATCGTGCTCCAGGAGCTGCCGGAGTAACTCAAAATTTATTGTATGCTGTTGACAAATTAGACTTAGATTTTCGTGCTCACGTTCAATGGTTAGTTGAAGACTTTGATGCCTATCAATCAAACATTGAAGTTTATTCAGATTATATTTCAAAAGCAGGAACAGCGCATGCTCGAAACATTGATTTACAAATTTTAGCAAAGCTTAATTCGGCTGCTGGACATACTGAAGCAGCAGGAATTGACAAAGCAAAAATTGTTAATTGCATTCAGTTTTTAGATCAAAATCACGCAATGGACGAAGGTCGCTTTATGGTCATCAAACCTTCTGATCGTGCTGCAATGTTATTAATTAATGATTTTGTTCGTGCTGACTCAATGGGATCTTCAAACATTCCAAAGGGCGTAATTGGTGAAATTTTTGGTGTTCAAGTTATTACTCACGCAGGAGCAACATCATCTTTCATTTACTCAAAAGAGGCTATTGCATGGGCTTTTCAAAAAGGTGCTCAATACGGCGAACAAGATGCTAATGAATATGGCGTTGGTTCAAAATTAGCTGTTATGGATCAACTTTTTGGTTCAAAAGTTGTCCGCACTGATGGCGAAGGTAAAGAGCTTGACAACACAACTGTTCTGCCAGCAGGACAATCGCCATTCATTTGTAAAATTGGTTAATGGAAAAGGTTTTAATACCTAAATACTTAAAGGCAACAGCTCCCGATTTACTTCGGGAGCTTATGCTTGAAAACACTTTGTTATTAAAGGCTGATGTTAAATATTTTGATATTCAATTTGTTTCTGGATATTGGTTTGTTTGGTTTTATGAGGAGATTGATTTAATGGGTCTTTTGAGAAAATCAAATGAAAGAAAAAAACCCAAATGACCGGACCAATAAGGGCCGAATTATCCTTGCGTGAATACGATTCATATGTTGAATCACCTACGAGGGCAAACAAAACAGCGGTCGAAGTCTTCATCGGCAACGCAAATGATATCGGCTCACAAGATCCAACAATACAAATCATGAACGCAGGGCAAACAGTAAGCGCATTAAAATGTGTTTATGTAATTTCTCCGAACACAATTCAATACGCAGAAAATGATGTTGATTTTTCGAAAGCTACTGTTTTAGGAATGACAATCATTGCTGCTCAATTAAACGAATCGACTCAAGTCAAAACGTACGGACTATTAAGAGACTCATCTTTTGTTTGGACTGTAAACACACAATTATATTTAGATACAAACGGCTACTTAACGGACATTGCACCTGTTTCTGGATTCAGAACATTAGTTGCAACATCTCAAGGTGCTGGTTCAATTTTTATTAACATTCAAGAACCAATAATTTTATAAAAAGGAATACAACATGGCACAAAAACCACTTCAATTAGTAGCTGGAAAAATAACACAAGTCGAGGCAACTGTAATCTCTGCAGGAGCAGGAGATGCTGGAGAAGTTGTAGCATTAGATGCTTCAGGTAAACTTGACGTGTCGGTTTTACCTACAGGCGTTGGTCCAGATGTAAAAATTATATTAGCATCTGAAGCAATTGGTGCAGGAAAATACGTAAACATTTATGACAACACAGGCGTTGCAAATATTCGTTTGGCAGACAATTCAAATTCACGACCTGCACACGGATTTGTTAAGGATGCTGTTTTATCGGCGGCAAATGGTACAGTTTATTTCGAGGGTGCAAATGATGACTTAACCGGATTGACTTCTGGCGCTAGGCAATACCTAGCAACGGCTGGCGGTGTGACTGCTACTCCTCCGGTGTTTCCAGCGGCAACAATTCATCAATTAGTTGGATCTGCGGTTTCTGCTACAGAGATAAATACTGATATTGAAGATTGTATAGTGTTATCTTAAAAGGTATATTAATTATTGACTTTTAGTTATCTGTGTTGTTTGTTGTGTAAAAGGAGCAAGCGACATGGAATTAAAAAGGGAATACAAGGTTTATAAAGTGACGAATTTAAAAAACAACAGAATTTATATAGGGCAGACGTGTAGAAATATATTTTCTAGACTAATGTCACATGGTTCTGACAAAGACAGTCCTTTATATAAAGATATGCAAATGCAGGAATTTAAGGACTTTAATATTGCGGTCATAGAGACTTTCGATACAAAAATGAAAGCGATGTGGGCAGAGAAGAAACACATACTAGAGCAGAAGTCCTTTTCTCCAGAGATTGGCTACAACATAATGCTGGGATCAAGTCACGCGATAGCTACTAAAGAAAAAATAAAAAAAACCGTTTTAAAGAACGGCATATCGGACGAACAGCGCATGCACATTCAGCTTATGGGGTTTTCTAGAAAAGGTATTAAGGCGTCTGAGACTACTTTAAAAAAACTTTCTGAATCCCACATGGGCCAAGTGGCTTGGAACAAGGGTAAAAAACTTTCTGAATCCCACAAAAAAGCCCTTAGTTTTGCTAAACAAGGGAAATTACTTTCTCAAGAAACAAAACTAAAGATGAGCCAAGTGGCAAAAGAGAGATGGGAAAAAATAAAAAATGTCTGAACAAATAGCGCTTGCTTTGAT